AAACTAATACATATGATTAGTATTATCTATGCGATCATCAACATTGCCTTTTGTAATTCTTTGGAATGCTCATATTCGTCCTGTGCAATGTCTGCTATCTTCTTATCTTCTGGATGCCACGCACTATATTTTACATAGGTCTCAAACGCATGCTTTTCTATCTTCATGTTGATATCATAAGCGTTAATAGGATCAATAAAATAGTAGCCAACCATGACCCAAAAATAAAATAGAACAAGATGCTTGGCAAAGAAGCGATCGATCCAATACTTATTTCCTTCTCTAAGTTCCATCTCTTCCAAATGTTCCGTTTCATTGAGTGCCTGATAGAAATGTTCCTTCATCAGGTATATATGTTCCTCACCTCTTAATCCAAGTGATTCTCGAAAATGTAACACACTTATAAATGCGAAGTAAGGTGCTCTTGCAATAACTTCAAGAACCCAGAATCTTTGGAAATGTCTACCTCGATAGAGAAAGTCAAGAATGTAAATTGTTACATCCAAGACGATTGTGTTTAATTTTTTCATTCGACGTGAATAACTCCTTTCATTCCTGCTCCTGCATGTGGATCACACTGAAACTCATAGTCTCCAGACTCTGGGAAAGTAACCTCGAAACTTTCCCCACCCATAAAAGCCAAGTCAGAGTGTGATAATTCAGGATGATCTTTCACAATCATATTATGTGGTGGTAGTTCGCCATTTACAAACGTGATTGTATCACCTGCTTTAATAGAAATCTCGCTCGGTTCAAAGATTAAATTACCTCCAGAACCCATAGTCACCTCTGCTGCGTATGCTGTTCCACCTAAGACGACACAAGATAATGCAAGTAACGCTATTACCATACCTCGATTCACCCACTTAGTAATTTTTTCCATATTCTTTTATAACTATAAGTATTTATACTTAGTAAAGTTCTTCTTCCTTTCCCAACTCGATTGTGACATCAGATGTTGGATAAGCAACACATGTAAGAACAAAACCTTCTTCAAGTTGTTCATCATCTAAAAAAGATTGATCTTCTTGATTAACAGTTCCCTCTACAATTTTCCCTGCACATGTAGAGCATGCACCTGCTTTACAAGAATAGGGTGCTTCAATACCCTCCTCCTCCATTTTATCAAGGATGTATTCATCCTCTTCACACTCAAATGTAGTGCTGTTTCCTTCAGTGTCAATGGCAGTAACATTATATGCCATAATTAATCCTCCAATATACAGTATTCACAAGAAAGAGGACTTGCCTTCATACCTGGCAAATCCTCTTTTGCTTGTTTGATTGCGTCATATGCAGATTCCGCATACTCACAAATTTCATAATGATTATTAAGTTGATCGTGATAACCAATTACGTAATGGGACATGATAGTTTCAACTCCAATACAATGTTATTTATTATACCATGTGAGTATTTTTACGCAACCATGTGTCGGTTTACACACTAATAATCTTTAGTAATATCTTCCAATTTAAACAAAGAAATAAATTCAATCTCATTATTATCCCATACCTTATGATTTTCTTGACGATCTACGATTGCAACAACACGATTTACGATGTAACCTGCTTCTCTTAAAACATTCACTGCCTTGATCGCACTGCTACCTGTAGTAGTTACATCTTCCAATACTGTAACCACTGATCCTTTTGGTGGTTTATTACCTTCGATTACTTCTTTTGTACCATATCCTTTTGGATTTTTTCTTACAATCAGTGCATCAATATGCTTACCAGAATAATATGCTTTCTGAGCAATACCACATACTAACGGGTCAGCACCAAGAGTAAGTCCACCAACTGCAACAGATTCATCCTCTACATGTTCTATCATCAGATGTGAACATAGTGCGTTCCCTTCACAAGATAGTGTAACTGGTTTACAGTTAATATAATGCTCTGATTCTTTACCAGATGATAAAGTAAACTGTCCGTGTTTATACGCTCTTTCTTTTAAAAGATGCAGCAAAGTTTTTCTATGTGTTTCCATAGTTTTATTCTATCACATTAATTTTACAAGTCAACAGTTTTTATTTAAATCCTCTGCCATATTACCACCAATTTCTGCACCCTGATTACCACCGAACATCGCTACCCAACCCGCAGCAACCCAACCAATATAAGGGATAGAGGAAAGAGAAGGAGCAGCAGCAGCACCAACACTTGTCCCGACAATTCTGCCTGTACCTTCCGCAGATCCGATTGCTTTGACACAGGCTTCACTTTTTCGTGCAGCATTTATCTCTGCTGCTTGTGCTTGTGTTAAACCAGGTTTTTGGTCTAACCATGATCTGGTATTCGACACAGCACCACCTTGATTCGTCTGTCCATCCATGAAATATTCTTCTACTACCTTCGTAGTTTCATTCGCTAAACCTAAGAAACCACCTTTCTCTTTGATATCCTTCGTAATATATGCTGTTTTAGGATCATTCGCTGTATAACTTAACTTATATCCTTCTTTATCTGCTTGAATAACATATGATGTATATGGTCCCACAGGTGGACTTATAATCGGCACACTTGCTTTTCGACTTACAAGACCTATCAAACCGATATGAGATAGACCTAAAATTCCACCCAATCCAAGGGCAAACCACTTTTTCATAATAATACCTCCTTATTTTTTAGGTGGAGCAGTATTCGGTACGATTGTTACTGGTGCTTGCTCAATCCGAATTGTTTGTGCTGGTGCAGTCTCAGATGCTTTTGCGATTAGAAACTCCATATCTTTCTTGGATATGTTCGCATCACCACCACTTGCTCCGTTCTTTTTCTTACCTGCCGCTTGGACACCAAAAGTTGCTAGTGTTCCTGTAAATACAGAAGCTATGAAAGTTGGATCCAGTTTTTGCTCTGGTATNTTAAACGCTGCTGGNAACTTAACATATGCCAAAGTTAAAATACCTGCAGACCACACGAGTACAGCAAGTCTTACGATTGTAGATAAAAATGCAAGTTGCTCTTCTTTATCGTCAATATGTTCTTTAAGTTTTCCAAGAGGACCTTTTGTTTTTTCCTCTTCAACTTTTTGTTCTGGTTTCTTATCTACCATTTTGAGCACTATAACGTACTCCTATTTAGCATAATAAGTATTATAGTAATCTATCACATCATGTGATGCTTTGTAAAGCTCCATAATACCCCTGTGAGGCACATAAAATTTTTCCATCCACTCATCTGCACATTCATATATTGCTCGATTATTATCAAATTTCTGATTCATAAGAGTTGTTAAAATATGTCTACGAAGATACATTTCATAATTAGTGTACTTAATAGTCATCCAAATACTCCATCGAAAGAACATCTAACTCATCATCTTTTACGACAATCCACTCATTAAACTCTTGTCGTATTGAATTACCATTCATAACGTCTTTAAATTCACCATAATTACAAAGTTTAACAATACGATCTAATGCCCACTCTCTTGTGTCCTTTAGTTCGTTATTGAAAGTTTCCATAATCTTTTCGCATATATCGTCCTAATATATTGCTATTATAGTACGCTGGAGTCCCATCGTCAAGTGCTTCAATCAAAACATTATTCAAAAATAATTGTTTTGTCTCTTCGTAATTTACTTTTCCAAGAGTTTCGTGTAAGGATATTATCTCTCTCTTAAAATTTAATTTTCCATACTTTTTAACATCTGCCTTGAGTTCCGGACTCGATCCGTAATATTTTTTCCAATCAGACTCTGAGGTAACTCTACGTTTTCCACCTCTTGGTTTCCTCTTCTGCACGAAATATTTTCTACCGATGTACTTTTTACCTGTTGTGTTATTAGTAATGAGGTAGACGTAACCGAAGAAATCGCCAATATCGTCAGAAGTGAAAGCTGTACCTTTGTAGTACCAGGGATTTTCATAATCTACTACTTCCATAAGATTTTTGTATTGCTAACAAAGTATTTAAGGGTATCCACGCAGGATCTTCATTATCAAATTGAACTTCGACTTCAGTAAATTTTCTTTGATTAAATCTACAGTAACTTTCTCTTGTGTTCAATACATTACCAAAAGGACTAATCATTTCAACCTCCAACTAATTTATCATAATCTTCCGCAGCATCACGGATTGCTTTTTTACACTCTTCAATATCCCATGCTATTTCTTCTTCGGGTCTTGGATTCTCAGAGTTTGAATCCTGAGAATGTATCTTTTTTGACATCTTGTTTAATTCCTCCTACAATGTAAGATTCAACTTCTGTCTCTTGTGGTGCAACCTGTAATCCCTTTGAGGAGATCCAGTGCTGTGTCCAAGGTAATGGATTATTTCTTGCTGGAATGTCATAAACTGGTTTCAAACCAATTGATTTCATTCTCTTGTTTGCAATCCATTCAACATACTGATGAAGTAATTTGTCATTGAGACCAATCATACTACCATCTTTAAACAAATACTCTGCCCATATTTTCTCTTCATTGACACAGCGATCAAACATACTGTATGTCCACTGTTCTTCTTCCTTCACAATCTCCTTCATCTCAGGATCATCACCTTTTCTCCAGTTGTTAATGATGTTTTGTGTTATTGCCAGATGCTGATTCTCATCTCTTGCAATAAGCGATATGATTTTCGCAGATCCTTCCATGAGTTTAAGCTCACCAAAAGCAAA